CCTACCAGGCCCAACATGAGGCCAAGCCGTGAGGATCTCGGTCACCGTCGATGACCTGACCGCTGAGGCGACGGACGAAGACGACGACGAGAAGTTCACCGACGAGCGTGTCGGTGCGCTCGTCCGAAGCATCGGCATGGGGCTCGTGCAGGTGTATGAGGCTGCTGTCATAGCCGAGAACGCGACGCTGCCAACAGGCAACGCCGACCCCGAATAGAGGGGCGCAGGGTATGAGCCTGCTCGATGAGGCGAAAGCGCTAGTAGTACCCCGAGGGCCACAATGCCGCGTCTGCCGCCTCCTAACCGCCGCCAACCCCACAGGGCGCGCCGAGATTGAGGAAGCGCTAGCTGACCGCCAGTTGGAAGCTGAGGCGATAGCACGGGCCCTACAGGCGCGCGGACACACAATCCAAGGCGCGTCCGTGGCGCGGCACCGCCGTGGTGGCTGTGTCCCTCGCTGACGAGGCGCGCGCCCACACCCGCCGCATCGTCCAGCGCAACGTTTCGATCCTCACGTTGGACATCGAAACAACCCCACACGAGGCGTACACGTTCGACGTGTGGCAAGCCAACATCACCCCCGACAAGATCATCAAACCGTCTCGGGTGATCGTCGTCGGCTACAAATGGTACGGGTCGAAAACAGCGCAGGTCGCCTCGGAACGCACCATGGACCACGACCAACTAGTTCAGCGCTCGTGGGAGTTGTGCGACCAAGCTGATCTGATCGTGACCTACAACGGCCAGAAGTTTGATCTTCGCCACCTCCGCAGGGAGTGGGCGCTGGCTGGGTTGGTGCCGCCGTCGCCGTTCAAACAAGTAGACCTCTACCTCACCACGAGGCGGGTGTTCGCGTTCCCTTCCAACAAGTTGGACGCGGTGGCGCAGGCAGCGCAGGTCGGGCAGAAACTGAAACACGAAGGCTTCGCCCTGTGGCAAGCCTGCATGGCCGGGGATGAGAAAGCGTGGCGCCGGATGGAGCGCTACTGCCGGCAGGATGTGAACCTGACCGAACGCTACTACGACTGGCTGCGCCCGTGGATCGCCAACCATCCCCACGTCACCGCCAGCAGCGAGTTGCGCTGCAACCGGTGCGGCTCCGCGAACTTGGAGCCGATCGGTGAGTACACGGCCGTCGTCCTCGCCTACTCCCAGTGGCGCTGCGCGGATTGCGGCGGGACGGTGCGCACGTCGAACTCGAAGCGAGTGGCGCGGACGAGGGGCACCGCGTGACCCGGTTCGCCCTGTGTCCTCACTGCGGCTTCTACACCCGCCAGGTCATGGACTTGGAGCAGCGCCTGTGGATATGCCAGGTTGATTTGACCCATGCCATGTTGCCATCGTTGCGTCAACGCTGGCGCTGCACCTAGCGGCTGGCACCTTGTAGTTCGCGCTCGCATCAGCTTTCTCAACCCTGTCCCAGTACTCGTCACCGAAATGCTCCACGAGCGGGTCGCCGAGGACCGCAGCCAGGTCGTCGTAGATCATGCGGCTGGTTCCCTCTTGCGCAAACTGTGGTACAACCGCTCGCCTTGGATCACCCACGCGGGCATGCTCGCGGTGGGGATACCGGTTTTGCGGAGCCGCTCGTATTCGGCGTGGCCGCGCAGATGCAACGGTTTCGCCGCGTTGAGCCGCTGCTGGCGGGCGCGGGCTTTAGCCGATTCCTGGCATGGGCCGCACCAGCAGTTGTGCTCGTCGTAACAGGCAACCGCCCCCGGCCCGTGTTTGGCGCAGTCGTGTTCGTGGCGTTTCCCAGTGTGGATCGCGTCCAAGCGCTCCATCACGGCGTGGACTTGGTGGGGTGCGCAGTTAGCGGCAGCGCACACCCTGTCCACATCCGGCCAATGTTTGGCGATGGCGCATTCGATTCGTTCCACCGTCTTGTCGTTCACAGGAGTCCCAATGCGTCGAGGACGGTAACAAGATCCTGCGGAGACCATTGGTCGCGTTGGTAGCGCCAGATGACGGCGGCGCGGGCTTTCGCCTTCACTTGGGGTGGACTGTCATAGGCGGATGCGGTGCCTTTAACAGACATTGTTATGGCGTCTGTCAAGGCTTCACCGGGGCCAAGAGGAGAACGGCTACGGGACCTTCCTCGTCGTATTCGATGCGCAGGCCGATGGAGCCGACAGGAAGGTCGGTCCACGTGGGTAGCGAGTAGTGCGGCATGCCGACCCCGTTCTCGTCGGGGAAGCGGACGAGGCAGCGCAGATCGTTACCGTTCATTGGGTGTTCTCCTGGTTGTCGGCAGAGAGGCGCTGGGCTTGGGTGCGGTCTAGCTCGCGCCGAAGAAACTCCCGCCATGTCGGTATATAGAGATAGGTGACGTGCTCCCACGGCGTAACTGACCCGTCGAGAGTGAGCCCGACCACGCCGTCACTTTTCCCCATGAGCCAGCGCATCTCGTCGATCATGCGCTTGTCCTCGTCGTTCACTTGTTCTCCTGTTGGTTGTCAGGTACGGGTTGGGGCGCTGGCTGTCCAAGGGCATGAACACGCCGCGCTGCATCACGTAGCGTTTGAGCGCGCGTCAGGTTGTCGCGCAGGAATGTCTTGCGCTCGGGTGAGTCCAGCGCGTCTGCCTCATCGTGAAGGTCGTCGGCCAGTTGGGTGATCTGCCGGTGAAGACGGTCAACCTCGGCCTGCGCTGCATCACGTTCCGCCATCATCGAATCGGCGGCTTTCAACGCGGTGTTCCAGTGGACGAGCGCGTGCGCCAGCTTTCCTGTCAGCGCCTCGTTCTCATCGCGCAGTTGGTCGAGGGCTTCGGTGTGTTCCCGGCTGTCAGCCACGGATGCGCTCCGCTTTGGGATGGCCGCTGCCGCCAGGCGCGCAGAAGCTTTGGTGGTCGATTGGCAGCGAGCAGTCGTCAGCGTGGGTGCCGAAAGTCTCGCCGGGTGGGCGCATCCGGAACGTCCCAGAGCCGCACTTGCCACACTGGCCGATGTCTTCGTTCGGACCTTCCGGCCCACGGTGCGGCCCGTCAGGGCATTCGCGCCCGGCGAACGGAAAGAGGCCGCCCCAGCTTGGTTCCCGGTTGTCAGCCATCAGCGCCGCCCCTTCGATCGCTTTCGATCCCACGCCGCGACAGGCTTCGGTCCAAGTCCCCAGGTGGGCCACGTGACGCGGTTGGTGAACGTCGCTTCTCCCGGCCAGCGCTCGGCGTGGATGTGTCCCCCAAGCGGACCTAGCAGCATCAGCGCTGCGAACTCGGTGTTCTTGCGGATGAGCCGCCGAGTGGAGCGCCTCATTGTTTGCCGTCCTGTGGTTGTTGACCCCCGGAAGAGCCTTGGCGCTGGTCATTGAGGACCAGAGTCAGCGTCACGGCCTCAATGAGCGTCAGAGGGGCCTCGTCGCGAAGCATCGCCCAAATCTCGCAGGCTCGCGCGTGGAACTCGGCATCATTGAGGTATCGCCAGCGCGTTTCTTGGCGCGTCTTAGCGATCTTGTCTTCGGTGCTCATTGAGTGTCCCCTGTAGAAGCAGGGGTAGTCGTTGCAGTTGCCGCCTCCGCCGTACTCAATGCTTGCCATCGTTGGTCTCCCCGGTAGAAGGCAGCGAAGACAAGAGGCGCAACGTCGTGCAGTCGCCTTCGTCTACGATCTCCCCGCAGCATTCGCAGTAGGTGATCTCGCAGCCCTCTTCGCAGCAGTCGGTACGGTTGCAGTCTTCTTTAGTGCGCGCCATCGCGTAGGTGTGGAGCGCCCGTATCTGTTCGATCACGGCCTCGGCGCGCTCGGCTCGCTCGTAGTCCTTGATGGAGCGGTCAAGCACCTTCGCGCACTGCCCGCACGTGGTGTTCCATGCGATGCGGTTCTCGTAGTCCGCGATCTTCTCGTCCCTGGCGGCCATCTCGGCCTCGATGATCGATCCGATGCGCTGCGTGTTGGCGAAGCACGTCACACACACCGCACCATCACCAAAGTGCTCTCCGACATGGGTGCAGGTGGTGGCGAGCATCACCTCGACGCCAATGCGCTCTCGCCACTCCGCGAGGTCTAGGGCTTCACTCATGGCTTTCTTCCTTCTGGCAGTAGAGGACCGACTGGCGCTGCGGATCGCCGGGCATCTTCCACGGCCCAAAACCGCTGCGCACAAGGCCCACTTGAGCCGGGTTTATGCATTGGAAGTCTCGGCGGTGCCGGTCGAAGTTGCTCGGCGTGGAGAACGTCTCATGGCAGGCCGCGCAATGGCACTGTCTAGCGCTGCTCCATCTAGCGCCGCATCCGCACTTCACTCGCCGTCCTCCTGGTTCTGGCAGTAGAGGACCCGAACACGACCCTCAGACCAAGCGCGCTGAATGAACGCTTTGCTTATTGCGCGCCCGTCCGACGCGCAGCGCCACGTATCGGAGCGTGTGTCGAGAAGACGCTCCAACGTGTACGTGTCTTCGTCGATTCTGACCGCGTCTCCTACCGTCCATTGGGGTTCGGGAGGAACAACAACCTGCAACGCGCTGCGGTCGAACGCGTATACCGCATGCGCTCCCATGGTGTCGCCGTCGATGCGCACGATCTCGCGGCCGACAAGATTCGCTCTCCCCGTCGCGGTTCCTGTGAGGGTTACTCGTGTACCAGCAGACAACGGGGCGGTCATTGCGCAGGCTCCAATGCAGCGCTGGGAGTGACACTGGCGAGATAGCACGCTAGACAACGGCCCGTCTCGATGTCATTCCGCGTCGTCAACGGTCGGCCGCATTGGCAAAGCCACGCGTTGCGCCTCTCGATGGCCTTACGTCGTCTCTTAGCTGCGCTCATGCTGGTTCGTTCTCCTTGGTGTGTAGGGCTTCCCGTGCGCGCTGCAACTCGGCCAACGCAACCGCCTTCGCCTCAGCTGCCTTCGCCCGTTCAGCCGGCGTCAACGGTTCGAACATCGGCTGGTACGGCGCTGGCTGTGGCATCCCGCCATCGACAAGCCGCGTCAACTTCCGCCACGGCCCATCCGTCAAAATCCGGGCTGGTGTCTCGGTCTCCGGGTCGCAGGCAAGGTAAGCGAGTTGCACCGCAACATCGCGGTACGCCCAGGCAGCGACCTGATGCAGCAACTTCATGACACTCTGCTTCGGCCAGTCGGGCCTTAGGGCGTGGGCGGAATCGGCGAGCCGTGCCGCTTCGATCTGATTCATGCGCCCTCCCCGAACTCAAGCTGTGACGCTGCGAAAGGCCGGTTTGAGATGACGACTTCGGTGCGCTTCTGATTGCTGCCGCCCTGGCCCGTCATTGTGGATATCTCCGTGCGGTACCAGTCCGCGTACAACTCGTCATAGAGCGCACTCGGGTACGTGGAGACGATGACCGCGCACGCGCACGCTTTTAGCGCGGCCGCAAGATCGCGGTGCTCGTCATCGCTGCCCATCTCATGCAGGTACGAGCCCGAATAGCGAGTCGATGTCGGGTACGGCGGGTCCGCGTAGATCAGCACGCCGTCTTCACGTCCGTAGCGGTCGATCATTTCCAGCGCTGGTCGGCATTCGAGGCTGACGTTCCTCATGCGTTCGGCGCACGCCAAGATCCGCTCGACGTAGGCGTCGAGGTAGTCCGCCATCGGGGCCGTGCCCACGGGCTTGACGTAGTGCCGCCAGCCAGTCGCGCGCCGAATCCCAGCCCGGCCCTGCGTGAGCTGCACCCATACCCGCCTAGCGATCTCGAGATCGTCGGTTGGCGGGTCCCCGTAGGTGTTGGCGTGTTCCGCTCGTGAATGCGGCGTCAACGCGCAGACCCGAGCCAGTTCCTGCGGCCGGTCGCGCAGTACCCGCCAGAACGTGACAAGTTCGCCGTCAATGTCGTTGACCGTCTCGAACTTCGTGGGCGCCTTGGCGAGAAGAACCGCTAGAGACCCGCAGAACGGCTCCACGTAGTGGTCGTGGTCCGGCATCAGGTCCGCTATGCGCGGCGCAAGCAACGTCTTGCCACCGAAGTAGGCGAAAGGAGGCATCATGATCCAATCCCAATCGGGTCTTCGCGCGTAACGTCGCGTTGGATTTGAGATGGCAGAAGTCCAAGAGCACTTGTCTCGGTTCTCGTCTCTCGGTTCTCGTCTCTCCCGTTATCTACTACAGGAGAGATACGAGAGGCGTCCGGTGGAATGTCCGCCGACTTTCGTGCGGACGTGTCCGCGGACTTTTCCGCACGGCGCTTGCTTTGTTTCCGCAGACGGTCGGCCTTCCGTCGCTTCTCCTGTGACGTGACCTCGGCCTGCAACTTCTCGTAGTTGGTGATGAGCCAGCCGCCGTCGACTTCGGTCCACAACTTCTCGGCCACGAGTTTCGCGGCCCGCTTCTCGACGTTCTTGAGACCGAAGCACGGCAACTGCCATGCCGGGATGTGTCCGATGGTGTCGTGCAGGGTGCTCCACGCGATCGAACGGAAGAACAGCACTTCTCCGTCCTCGCCGACGTTATGGATAGCGCCGTCAGCGGGATAGCGGGCGTAGAGCTTGCACCACTCCATCAAGAGCATCCTTGGAGGTTTCGTGTGGGTGAGAGTTCGGCTTTGATCCGATCCGGCCAGTCCGCCTCGTGCCACACGTCCGCGTCCACGCCGGCCGCTTGGAGACGGTTAAGCCATTCGCGCTGCGCTTTCGACGGCTTGTTCTTGCCGACCTTGAGTTCGCGCAGAAGGAAGCGGTTGTCGCGGGTGACGATCGCGCAATCTGGCCAGCCCGCGCGGCTCCTGCGGCTGTCGTAGGTGTGATAGAGGCTTGCGCCGAGATACTTGCAGAGCTCGGCGATTGACTCTTGGAGTTCGGTCTCGGTCATGCGCTGGCCTCAGTCGAAGGCAGCGAAGACAAGAGTCGCTCAAGGTCGTTTGCGCAGCGATTACACCGTCGCGAGTTCGCCCGCCATTCCTCGGCGAGCGCCCATATCTGTTCGATCACGGCGTCCTTAGCAGTTACCTCGGCGTCCCTAGCGGCCAACTCCCGCGCCACAATCGGCATCACGGCGTGCTTGACGAGCGCCTCAGGTGATGGGCGGTAACCGTCGTGGCCGGGGTCGGCCAGCAGGTATTCGCCGTCCACATTGATCGCGATTTCAGTTTCGAGCACCCTGTACCGGTCCTCAGTCATCGGATCACCGACTTTCCCTCGGCGAGACCTTCGCGGTAGTTGTGCTCGAACGCCAGCCAAAACCGGGTAGGTATGGCCGTGATGCGGTCGAGCACCAGCGCGACCTCGTAGGTGAGCAGACCGTCATCGAGCACGCGCTCAAGAGCCCGCGCGGCCCCTTCACGTTCCTTGCGCGGCACGGCGGCTGCGACTGCAACGCGAGGTGACAGGTTGCGATCAGACAGCCACTCGCGCAGAACCTCACTCGTTGGGACGACCCAATCAGGATCGAATGGAAAGCCTGACAATGGCTGGCCCTCTGTCATCGTCGTGTTCCTTTCACCCTGTTCGCTAACGCCGCCAACAAACACACCAAAAGGCTTGCGCCAGGATCGTCATAAGTGCTGTCTTCGGCGCTGGGCTCAGTCATCGCAGGCCCAGCTTTCGTGAGCAGTAGGGCCATTGCTGCGCCCACGACGACACAGCCAGCGTCTTCTCAGCGATGGTGATCTGTTGTTCTCGGGTGGCGAGGTCGGCGCGCGCCGCGAACTTCAGTCCGCCCATCGCTTCCCAAGTGGACTGCGCGAACTGGACGCCGCCGTAGTACCCGTTACCGGTGTTGATGTGCCATTGGCCAGCGCTTTCGCATTGCGCGAGGCGATCCCAAACGGTTGGTCCCGTCGAGGGCTTCCCCTTCCCTACGACGGGACCAACCGTCGCCACCGAACGCGATTCAAGCGCGCTCGGGGACGTTTGCGCCGTGGCTGGCGCGACGGAGGGAACCAGCGTCAGCCACGGACGTTGAACACTGCGCGATGCTGCGCTGGGTGCGGTGCGGCCGCCCCAGGGAGCAGCCGCACCGCCTTTCTCAACAGAGCGGAGGAACGAGGCCCAGCCTTCCAGGTCGCTGGCACCCGCCGACATACTCACCCTGGCAGTCGGACTCCCAGCCTCTAGCGTTCCTCCTATGTGGGGGCTTCTTGGTGCGCTCCCCACCGCCGAATGACCCGACAGCAGCGCAAACACGACAAGGATGCCGAGAGCAACGAGCGCAGCGAGAGAGATCGCGATGGGCTTCACGCGGCATCACCACGCCGGATTACAAACCCGCGCTCATGAGCCTCAATCGGGTGGTCCTCAACCGCGCTGTTGCAGTAAGCGCACGAGGCCATCAGGTTCGCGCGGTCTAGCAGCGAGCCTCCTTGGGAGCGCTTGCGCTTCTCATGCAGACAAGTCGCGCGGCCGGTGCAGTTCTCGTCGAAGCGGATCTCGCACGTGGGGCGTTCTTCGAGGATTTCGGCCACCAACGGCCTGCGCTGGGTGCGGTAGAGGACCTCGCGCTTCTTAGACCTCGGCCGAAGCGGGGTGCGCTTCACTTCGCTGCCTCGGCTTTGTCGGCAGCCCAAGCCTCTTCGAGGGTTCGTTGTTCGTCCACAATCTCGGCTTCCGTTGGCTCCGCGTCCAACGGCGGCTCATCGACAGGTCCAGGCTCGACAGGCTGACGCTGGGCTTTCTTCGGACGATCGCGGTGGATCGTCGTGACGCTTCCCGACGCCGCGTCCTCCAGCTCGAGATCTTCGACGGAGTAGGGCACGCCGGCGAGGGCGTCGGCCGCTACCTTGCGGGCGATCTCCGCAGACGCCTTGGCGTACAGCATTTCCTGAGCGTTAGTCATGTACTTCTTGTTGTATGTGTAGCCAGCGACGGTGGCGCGGCTGATCGTCCATTCGGAGCGCTCGACGTGTTCCGAGCCTCTGCGCCTTCCGCAGACGATGACCTTCTCGCTTGTGCTCAGCTCGGTCCAGATCTCATGCCCGCGGGACTGCGCGAGGGCGACCATCGAGCGGGAATAGAGCGCGGGCGCTCCGTGGACGACGTACAGGGATCGCAGGGAGGCGAGCGGCGAGAAGCCCAACTCGTCGCCCATGAGGATCGCCGCCGTGGCGTCGCCGACGTTGTCTTTGAACGCCTGCGGGACGAAGGAAGTCTTGACGAGAGCCTGCGCGAGTTGGTGCGCTGCCCTGGCGGCATCCGCCCAGGAGACGAGCCGACCACCAGTGGGGTCGTACTGGGCGACTTCTGCTGGCTGGTATTGCACGAGTTCGGTCATGCGACAGCCTCGCTTCCGGGCGCTTCGAGCGGAAGGCCGACGTAACCGATCTCGGTCTTCGAGCCCTTCGCCCGCTTTGCTGCGCGGGAGACTCGAGCGATGTGGCGGAACTCGGCGTACACGTCGTCGTCGGCCTTGACTGGGATGACCTTGTACTCGTCGGGTTGAAGCCAGACCGCGCAGCAAAGGTCAGCAATAGGGATCGGCCGCTCCGTGCCGTCCTCTGCCAGGTAGAACTCGGCGTGTGAGTAGGCGGAAAGTTGGAAGGCGGTCTCGGGCCAGATGCCGGACGCGGAGGTTTTGTAGTCCCACAGGATCACGCGGCCATCGGGTAGTGACGCGAAGAGGTCTGGCTTGCCCGCCCACCAGTGTTCGCGATGTGCCAGTGGACGTTCGACGACAAGCGGTGTCGGCTTCCACTCGTCGAGGAAGTCAACGCACGCCTGCACGTAGCCCGCGAGATGCTCGGGCACGTCGACAGACTCGCCGTGGACCAACTTCTCAGCTAGGGCGTGGACCTCTGTGCCGCGGACGGATGCGTCGTCTCGCTTCTGCCACGGAACTTCCTTAAGTGCTTGGACCATCGGGCCTCGGCCCATGCGCCGCAGCGCGTCCACGTCTTCCTCGTGGTCGGCGACCCATTCCGCAACAGATCTGGCCGACCAGTACATGAGCGCCGGCGACGGGAGCCCTTCCTTGATGAGCGTCGTAACGCCCGGTACCCATTTGCCGTCGAGCTTGTAGCGGTGCGATGCCTCGTAGAACTGCAGGCTCATGACGCCACCGGTTCAATCTCCTGGGCGAGATGCACACGCCCGTTGGGACAGACCTGCGAGCGGTCGGCGGAGTACCAGTAGTAGTGAAGCGTCGACCAGAAGATGAGGGCATGGCACCAGAAGCATTCGGCGCGCTTGACCCCGGCCCTCATTGCTTCACCCGGCTAGGCAGGTCCCACAGTGTGTTGAGGAGCGCAACTTCGTCGTTCTCGGATGCGAGGGCTTGCCGTAGCCGTTCGGCGAGGATGTCCCGTTCCCAATCGGCGATCGGTTCGCCGAACATGTCGCACGGCGGCACGACCTCGTACGGGACTGGTTCGTCTTCGCTGATGGCGTTTCGGGTGTCGCAGGCTTCGCGGACCATCACTGCGAGGCAGCCGACGATGATGGCGACGCAGATGGCGGACTCGATGACGTGGGTGATCACGACGCGGCCTCAATGATTCGGTCGATGGCAATGCGGTCGGTCCACGAATAACCGGTGGCTACCGTGACGCTCGTCTTGTTGACTCGCACGACCTCATGCCAGCCAAAGCGGTCACGGACGCGTGTCGCTCCCTGAATATCATCTGCGGTCAGTCGCTTCCTGCTCGCCTCGGCCCTGCGGGATTCCTCAACGGTTATCCGCATCCGGAGGGCGTCGCGCATCGCGAGAAGCCGCGCGTAGCGGGCGAGTCTCGCGTCAGTGCGCTTGTGGTGCCGCCGGAGGGCAGGCCCGCCAAGGCGGGCAAGCGCAGGATCGCCGGAGGTAGCTGGCGCAGTGGCGTTCAGTTGGCGCTCGATGCGCTCAAGCTCGCGTCGGAGTTCATCAAGGTTAGTCACGACGCCACTGCCGACGGTTCGATGAGCGTTCCGCCCAAGGTGTCGCGGATCTGGCAGGCGTAGCGTCGCGCGTCAAGGTACGACGGCCAGCGCTGCGAGACGGCGATGATGCGGCCCGCGTGGTCCTGTGTGATGACCCGGTTCTGTGAGTCGATGGTGTAGGTCACGTTCGCGTCCTTCCGTGAGATACTTGCTCTGCGTCCTTCGCGCCCCGTCGTTCCTGCGGCGGGGCGCTTCGCGTTTACTGCAATGCGAGGCTGTTCAGTACGTGGGTCATCAGCGCGACCGCGCCGACAGAGGCAGCGATGGCGATGAGGACGGTCAGGGCGTCGAAGAGAGTTGAGCGGTTCACGGCTTGCTCCTGCGTGCTGCCGAGCGTGGCGTCATCTGGGCCTCGACTCGTGGGCCGGTAACGGTTGCGACCTGGCGCTGGGATGCCAGCCACGCCTCGACGTCCGACTCGCGGAAGGCGTAGGAGCGGCCGAGCTTGACCCCGGCGAGCTTCTTCTCACGGAAGGCGCGGCGGACGGTCTTGACGCCGCAACCAGCACCGATGCGCTCTGCGACTTGGGCGGCGGTGAGCAAGGTCTCCATCAGGCCACCGCCCGAGCCCGGGCAAAGAGATCAAGGATTCCGACCCCTAGCCACTCACAAACCGTGTCAAGCTCGTCGACAGTGAAATCGGTTGTGCCGTTCAGCCGGCGATACGTCGCCGCCATCTTCAGATCGAGGAGGTTGCCGAGGTCCGATGCGGAGAGTCGGCGGCGAGCCATCTCGGCTCGCACTTCCGCGGCCACGCGATCCGAAAAACTTGGCCGTTTGGCGTATCTCATAGTGAAGATTCTGTCTCTAAATAGAGACTGGCGCAAGCACTATCGCCAAAGAATCTTCAGAGGGGTACTCTCATGGGCATGCCGAACAAGCGCGAGCCCGCGCCGAATCCGACATCTAGGGCCATTCTTGCCGAGATTCGCGCGGAGCTAGCGCGGCGCAAGATGCATCAGAAAGACCTCGCTCAGAGGATGAGCCGTGGTCCGAACTACCTGTCGAAGAAGCTCCGCGAGACGGGGTCGCTAACGACCACAGATCTCGTCGAGATCTGCGAGGCGTTCGAGATCGACCTCATCGAGTTCCTCCGGCACGCGCTGGACAACCGTGAGGCGCAGATCGCAGCCGACGCGGAGCGTAGGCTCCGAGAGCGGGGCCGAACGGACCAACCTCCTGACCAAAATGGGTGATTAGGGCCCGACAGGGTACCGATCATGAATTTGTCGGCCGACACTCCGTGACGTGGGGACCACACGGAGTAGGGGTGTTTGGCAAATGGAGCACAGCAAGATCCGATTTGCGCTCTCGGGGGGACTTTGGATGGCAGCGTTCGCAGTCTCCGTGCTATGCGGCATCAATGTCCTGCGGAACGACGTCTGGGCGTTGCTAGCGATCGGCCTCGCGGTCACCGCGACAGTGATCAGCTACTCAGCGCACCGCGCAGACCGGATTGAAGGCGCGGCGTTCGAGCGCGGCCTAAACGCCGGTCTTGAGATCCGCCACCGCATCGACACCGCTGCCTGATTGCTCAGGGATGAGCCCAACTGCTGCGGTGAGCCTGTCCAGGGCCGCGACGATCGCCGCATCGTCGCTGTGACCGACGTGTGCGTAGACCTGCTCGGTGATAGCCAGGGACTCGTGACCGAGCCTGCGGGATGCCTCAAGCGGGGTCACGCCGGCATCAGCAAGGAGCCAGGAGGCTTGGCTGTGCCGCAGCGAGTGGATCGTCGGCCGCTTCTGCATGAGGCCTTGGGTGACGACGCCGCCAGGGAACTTCTCGCTCTTGGGGCCATAGAGCGCGCGGTTCCATGCCTTCTGGAAAGTCGAGTGAGGCAGCGGGCCGCCTCCGATGGTCGTGATGACGAACTCCGCCTTGCCTTTGCCTGAGACGAGCGGTAGCAGCATGTCGAACGTGGCCGAGTCGATCGTGACCTTGCGTCGGCTCTTCTCGCTCTTCGGCGCGCCGAGCTTCATCGACCCGTCGAGTTGCCGTTTCCAAGCGTTCGAAACGCGGACCCGCGGCGGTCGACTCATCAGGTCCACGTCGCCGACCCGCAAGGCGGTTAGCTCCCCCCACCGCAGGCCGGTGAGCGCCAGCAGCCACGGAATCGACCTGTACTTTTGGGGGAGAGCATCGGCGATCAACTTCACTTCATACGGTGTGAGGAAGCACATCGCGTCGTCGGCGTCGACGCGCTCCGAGGGCTTCGGCAGCCTGACGCCCTCGCAGGGATTCCGGGCGATCTTCCCCTCGGCTACCGCATCCTTCATGGCCGCGAAGAGCAGACCGTGACGGTTGCGGACGGACTTCGGCGCGGCCCCAGAATCGACCTGGGCGCGAACCCAGAGGCGGACGTGTTCGCGTCGGACGGCGGCGAGATCCAGCAGACCGAGAGGCGTGTCCCGGATGTGCAGCTTGAAGTCCCGCTCATACTCCCGCCTGGTCGATCCGGCGATGTGCAGCGGCGCGATGTAGCGGGCCACGGCATCGGCGACGGTCTCGCCGAGGACAGTCTCGGAAGGCTTTATCAAGGCTTCGAGTTGGGCTCTCGTCAGGGCGTTGGCGTGGGCCTCGACGAGCGCCTCGGCCTTCCGGGCCGAGACTTCGTCCGCGAAGGTGGCGGATTGCCACTCGCCGGAGCGGTTGCCGCCGAGCCGCCAGGTCAGCCGATAGCTGGTCCCGCCGTCACGGCGTGGCCTTTTTTGGATCTTCGCCATGACGGTCTCCTTGATCGTTGGTGGGGCCTATGGCCCCACCATTAGAGCCTATCGGGCCCCACCGTAGGGGTATGGATGCCCTCTGACCTGCATGTTTAGTTTATCATGCGTAAGCGTTACCGGTTCGAAACCTGTCGCGCCCACCCCATTTGACCTGCATGGACGTCGGTCTCTCGTCAGATTCGGCCCCACGAAGGCCCCACAATCATCCGTTCGGTGTATCAACGGATGCGCTCGCGGGTCTACTCTTCAGGACACTTACTTGAAGGGGCGAGAATCATGGGTTGGGTCAAAGAGGCGAAATCGAACGCGCTGGCGACAGAAGCGCAGCGCGCGATCGAGGAAGGCCGCACGATCTTCACGCCGCGGCTGAACGCCGGCAACACGGCTCACGGGTTCTCGGGCTCGATCGCAGGATGGGCTGAGATGATCGAAGCAGTCGAGGAATGCGGCTGGCGCTTGGAGCATTGGGCCGCGTCAGAGCATGACGGCCGACCGGTCGGCCTGCCGCTGTTTCGCAGGGCCTAGATCTGCTTCAATGGCCGTCCGTTCAGATCTGCCCATCGGCGGATCTCATCGGTATGCCAGACCTTGCCCATCTCGAGGACAACAGTAGGCCTGGGGAAGTCGGGGCGAGCGGCCAGCTGCGTGACCCGCTGTCTTGAGACGCCAAGCATCTTTGCGACCTCGCGAGGGCCGACCAGGTGATGCACGTCCGGAAGCATAGGCGTCATTCTACTAGTCACTTGACAAGGGCCGCAAGCATGGCGCACCCTGCTAGGCAGATGACTAGGGCAGATCGCCCGAGTTGCAACGCCACGGAGGAAGACCATGATCCGCAAGACGCTCGCCGCACTCGCCACCGCCGCGACCGCCCTCACAGGCCTAGCCGCAATCGCAGGAACAGCCAACGCCACCGTCCGGCACTCCGACTACTACATCCACACCATCGGCGGGTCGTGGGTCGCCGAAGACCAGTTGACACAAGACCAGCTGACCGACCTCGCCGCGGTGTGCCAGCCAGTTCAATACGCGCTAGCAGTCGATGCCCCGAACGTGGATGTCGACGGGCAGCCGATCGGTGTCGTCGGCCATTCGCACGGCAAGTTCCTCATCGCCGAGACAACTGCCACGCCGGCGCAGCTGACGGTCGCGAACTTCGACCAGGTTGGCGTGACCGTCCCGACGTTCATCGGCCCCACGAGCTACAGTGTGACCGCTGACGGCTACTCCTGCTGAACGCGAAAGAAGCCCCGCATCCGGAACAGGATGCGGGGCTTCTTAACGTCTGGCGAACGGTGGCGGCTCGATGACGTGCAGCAGGTCGATCTGGCATTGCCAGCCCTGGTCAACCCGCCACTGAACGGTGGTGAAGCCGCAGAACGGACAGTGGGCTTGACGGATCATGTCGGGGATGTTCACTCCGTGACGTTTGCAGTCCTCGGCGGCCAGCAGATGCCGCCATCGGGCGCGCAGTTTGCGGAGCGTGGCATCACGCGGTCCCTCTTGTCTTGGCGACGCGCTTCGAGTTCGATGTGCGCACAGTTCCCCCGCAGTCGTCGCAGCGCCATTGCCCGTAGGCGAGGACGACGGCGGTGTAGTCGCCGATCGGTGTGAGGTTCGCCGAGCCGCACCGGTTGCAGCGCAGCTGGTCGCTGGCGGTGACGTGCGGGTGGTGGGTGATCCACGGCCGCAGGCGGTCGTAGAGCCGTTCTGTGAGTAGGACGTCGCCGCGGCAGTAGCGGGCCATCTTGGCCCACGCTTTCGGGTCGCCGTCGAGGCAGCCCTTCCACAGCGCGAAGCCCTGATGCTGAATCTTCTGCCCGATGCCCAAGACCTGGGAGATTGCGTCCAGCTTGTTCGACGGGTTCGCGAACTGCTTCCTTACGACTTGCAGTAGGTCGACCTGCTTAAAGGGCCTGGGCGGAGGCATGCCGGCGAGCAGCCACTCGCGGCGAAGGTGCCGCATGTCGAACTTCCGGCCGTTGTAGTGGACGATGACGTCGGCCTGGTCGACAAGCCGCCAGGATTGGCGGATCATCTCCCGATGCCCGAGGGCTTGCTCGGTGAGCATGATGACCTTGTTCCGGTCATACCACTTCGCGCCGACCATCAGCACCCGCGAGGCTTCCATGATCTTCTCGGGGCTGATGTTGGCCTGCCACACATCGAACGAATAGGCCAGGTGCGGGGATGTCTCAATGTCGAGCGTGAGTATCGAGACCGAACGGCTAACGATCGGCTTCAGCAGGTCGTCATCAGGATCGTTCACTTCGGGCAACCACATCCGCCGCGCCAATGGGATCGGATCGTGTCAATGTCCGCCTGCAGTTCGCTCTTCCGCTTGACGTACTCGGCGATGCGCTTGCGCGGCAGGAGTTTCGCGGGCTGAGCGAGCGCAGCCTCGACCTTCTTGCGATATTCGGCGTCAAGGCTCTCGATCATCCGCGCCGCGATACATCTGTTTACCTGGCCCGGCTTGAGAAGGTCTTCGTCAGGATCGGGGCGGCTCATACTCGCTCCCTATTCGGGCTCGGCGTTGCCTGTTGGCAGCGTCGCGTTCTCGGCTATGACAGCAGCCTCGTACACCTGCACGAGTCCCATGCCGATGCTTCGGACGAGCGCACCGACACGCTCATCGGTGAACTTCTCGTCGTCGTCCTCGTCCGTCGCCTCAGCGGTCAGGTCATCGACGGTGACCGAGATCCTCACGGCTTGGCCTCGTGTTGGGCCTGGTAGGCGGGGGCGTCGGGCGCTGGTTTGAACTGCCGCCACGCTGTCTCGGCGGCGCCCACAACAGCAGCGATGATGACCGATCGGGTAAGGGAATGGCCTTCCAGCGCTACTGCTTGGGATGCGAGCGCTACCGCGAACAGGCGGCCGAACCGGGCGGCTTGGGCTTTCACGGCGCGCTTCTAGCGGATGACGCGAGGGCTTTCAGCAGATCGAACTCGGCTTGCCCGACGTCACGCTGACCGCCGCACAGCACCGAATCAGCGAGCGCGACCTTCGCCCAGTCGGGGTTAGGGACGTGCCACCAGGTGCCACCGGAGGACCATGCGACGATCTCGCCTGTGACCGTGTTGTGAATGAGTTCGAACATGTCGCTCCGTAAGGGTCGAGTCGAGGATGGGGCCGGCGCAAGGTCGACGCCGGGCCAGTAGTCGGCGACGATGGATGTGTCACAGCCGGGCACGCGGTTCGGTGCGGTCGAGGGCGTAACACCGTTGGTGTACTGCTTGGCGACGCAGTGCGGGTCGTCGGGCAGTGTCGGGTCCCCGTCCCATTCGGCGCACCACCACCACGGCAGAGGCTCGTCTGCGGCCGCAAAAGCGGCCCTGACCGCAGGCCAGTTGGCGAGCGAGGCGTAGACGGTCGGGTCGGCACCTCGCTCGCGCTGCCGGCGTGCCCAGCCGGGACACTCCTCCGGCCGCAGGTCGCCGCTCTCGCAGTCGGCCACGGTGCCGTCCTGGCTGGCGGTGACGCAGATGTCGACGATGGTCGCCAGCGGAAGCCGTGCCCGCAGCGCTGGCAGTGTCGTCGGGATCTTCGCGCCGCCGTAGTAGCCGGCGACGAGACCGGTCCAGTTGGCCGGGATGTTGTCGACGTCGACCGCGTCGAACATGAGCCTCATGCGCGCCACACTCGCCAAACCCCGAGGACCATGTGCCCAAACAGCCACAGCATGAAGAACAGCAGAATGAAATGCGCGATCGACCACTGCGTGATGGTCTTGCCTGGTACCACGTCGAACCAGCGCCAAGCGTTCTCGCTCAGGGTGTTCTCGGGGTGGTGGGTGAATAGGGCGATGGCTTCCGGCACGCCGAAGCCGATGAGGATCCAGCACGCCCAGTACAGGGACATCATTCGGCACCTTCCGGGCGCGGCGGGGAATTGAGCGCCTGCTCGATTCGCGTCAACTGGTCGCGCATTGATGTGCCGGAGTTCGGCTTGAACTCCTTCTCGATACGCACCAGGCGGTTGGCAACTGCTGCCGCCTCTTTCGCGGCGATGCGCGCGAGGCGCGCCGCCTCGTCGATGCTCGCGGTCGTCTTCTCCTGCCACGCCACTAAGCCGGGGCGTTGCGAGGTTCCGTCACCGAAGATGATGTCGTCGCGCTCATCCTGTTTCCGCACAAGGTTGCGAACGGAACGCAGCACATAGACGAGGCCACCCCCGGCCGTCGTGATCGAGGCTGCTGTAATGGCTATGTCGACTGCCTGCATCAGTGCCCCGCTAACGTCGGACTCAGTGAGAACGTAAAGATCCATGAGCGGTTCTGCGCTCCCGCGATTGAGATGCCCTGTATGAAGGCGTTCACCACGACACCGGGCCCCGTGTAGTTGTCTGGGACCAGGTTCACCTTCACGTAGTCGCCGATGTCTCGAGGTAGCAGCGACGCGAAGGCGTTCGACGTGACGCCCTCAACGCTTACGGATGCGACGCGGGTGGCCGGGTTTTTATAGTCGGCGAGGGCCGCTGCCGCTATCGTCGCCATGTCCGACGCGCTGGACCATGGGGCGGACACGGCCAAAGCCCGGACGTTATACCGCCCCTGCGATGTGGCGTCTGAGATTTGCACAGCGAGCGCGGTAGACCCGGAGCCATCCGTGACGGTCTGCGACAACTCGATCAGGTTGAATATCTTCGTGTCGTCTTTGCGGATGACGGGCCATCCCATGTAATGCACGTCCGAGGAGCCGTCACCTATGGTCAGGACAGGTGAGCCGCCCATCGTGTGAGCCTGGTCCCAGAAATTGAACTTACCGTCGCGCCCGACGAAATAGACTCCAGCCTCGGCCGTGCCCGCGCTTTGGATCAGGGAGATTCCTGTTAGTGACGAGCCCGTGGCATCTGGGGCTTGCGCTAGAAGCGTGACCGTTCCCGTGTCGATGGAGCGCTGAGCGGAAGGCCAACCCAGCGAGTCAAGCACATCGGAGACGCGAGCCCCGGTGAGTTCCGCGAAAAAGTCGTGTCGGCGTAGCCCGTAGTTGTAATGCGCCAGCGCCTTGGTGGCTGTCACTTCGCCAGCGGCGGCGATGTTGCCGTCCGGTACGTACAGATCGTCAACGGTGATAGCTAGACAACTGGCGGTCATCACTGACGGAGTGCCGGAGCCGTTGAAGAACATCTTCGCGCCAAGCCCAGTGAAAGCCTGGGCGTTGAACGCCGTCCCGGTGTATGGGCCAGTGGTCCACATCCGTATAGCGACGCCGTTGACCCAAAGGCTCGGCATCCGAACGCCCGTTGCGGAATAGGGCTTGCCAATGTTGTCAGTGCCACCGTCTACTGCGAGATGGAACCATGTTCCAACTGTCGGAAGGCTTGTGGTGGCATAGCAGGGCCAGCCAGTCGCGGAGTTAGATTGCCCAGGCGGCGCGACACCCGCATACGACGCGACGACGGTCAGGAGCTGTGCTGTAGGAGTAGAGCCGCCCGAGTACCAGTTCAGCGAATCGAACGTGCCCGCTACTGCGACCAACTGCGCGAGGTCGACGTGCAATGTGCCGCCCGTCTGCGCCGACGTCGTCAAATGCCACTGGAACTTCGTCGTTCCCGCAGGGGCGGTCGCTTTCACGCCGAGGCGCTGCGTGCCCGCCGCGCTGAAACCACTGCCGACGCTGGTTGAGGAGATGAACGTCGCGCCGTTATACCAGTCGATCGTGACACCAACCGTGTTGGTGCGAGCCTCCTCAATACCCAGCACGGCCTGGAAGGTGTACGCCGTCCCTGCTGTGGCGTTGGTGAACGGCGACAGTAGGTCGATCGTCGCGGAGCCTGCGGCCATTGTGACCCGCATCGACTTCGTGGCCCCATAGAAGTCAGTCGCGCCATTGTCAAGCCAGATCCGTTGGTAGCCGGTCGTGGTGCCGATGTTCGCCGTCGCGATCGTCGCCCCAGAACCGCTGATTGTCCATCCGCTCGTGGATGTCGGATCGGCCACTGCCGCCGCAAGGATGTTCTGCGGGTAGTTCACGACCCACGCCGAAAGGGAGTCCGCGCCTGCGTTGTTGCCGAATCCAAGGTTCGGCGTGCCAGTCGCCCCGTTGGAGTTCCCGGCCCACACCATGCATTTGGGCGCTGCCGTGGACGCGGGAAGCGTGTCAATGCGGAACCAGCCATCAAGACAGGGCCAATATTCACTGCCAGCCGCGCCATTGTTCCAATAGAGGAAGCCGTTACTCGCAGCACCGTCAAGCTGTAGCGCCGTCTGCGACATGCCATTGACTGTGGTCGCGCCCACGTCCGTCACGTCAGCCGAGGCTGTGGCCAAATAGTAGTTGCGGTCGTTCGGCGTTTGCCATGGCCAAAAGAACGTGTTAGCCGTGCCGACGACGCCGCCATAATCCGAGACCAGCATATCGGTATAGCCCCGGCCCAAGGAATACGACAGAACCGCCTTCAGTCCGTCCGACGCGGTCACTACGACAATCGGCGTCATCTTGTCGTAATGCTGCTCCCAGGACTCGATGAAGCCCCAGAACAGGTAATACGTCGTCCCTGAGAACGTGGTGGAGATCCGGACCGGCACACCGGGCAGCAGGTTCGGACTGTAGGGGCTCGATCCGTTGTCGGGGTCGAACCGCCCATCGGTGTTCTGCAGTGAAACCGTCGCGGTCCCCGCCTGCATCTGTGACTGCTCGTCGGCCCGTCCGCGTTTCGTACTCCACGACTCGACGTAGTTCGAGACGTCGGTCCACGTCAGAGTCGCAGGGTCGGCGAACGGTGTGGTCGTGAAGGCGATCTCGACGGTGACGTTCTGCAGCGCCATCTAGGACAGTCCGGTCGTGCCGTTGCGGTTCTTGTACCGCTGCGCGTAGGGGATCAGCGCCTCATGCAGAACCTGCCCGTCGAGGGTCAGCGTGACGTGAATGTCGCCGCCCCCATTGCGGGCAGCCGCGACCTCGGATCTCGACATCACATACTCACCGGGGGTGAGCATGGCGGGCACGGAGTCGGCGTCTCCCGTTCCCGGCACAAAGCCGCCTGATGCGAAGGGAAGGTGGCTTACCACACTGCCTATCCCGTGGCTTATTCCACCGCCGATCTTGCCCGCGATGCTGGCAACTTTGCCGACTGAACCGACCGTGTCGTCTATGGTGCGCTTCATCGTGTCGAGAATCGGCTGAATGGCTTCCCAGACGTCCTCGATCACCTGCCGGATGCCGTCGAAGACCGTCTCAAAGCCTGAATAGAGGTTCTGGCCTGCGGCGACGAGGCTCACGATGATGTCGATGGTGTCCTTGATGACCCCGATGACGACTTGAAGTGCCACGCCGAGTACTGTGCCGAGAACCGGTGCCAGTTTCGAGACGATGAAACCGACGACCTCCACGAGTACGCCCGTGACTTTTTTCACGACCGCGAAGATTTCCTCGAAGGTTGCCTTGTTCTCTTTCAGGTGCGCAATGAGGCCCTGGACCGCGGGAACGACCTTCGCGAGCACGTCGGAGACGAGTGTTCCGATCGCCGGCAGTACCTTGCTTGTGATGACGTTCCAAACCTCGGCGAAGATCGGCACGAGGTTGGCTGCTATGAACGTCCAGAGGCCGACGAGAGCGGGGACGACCGTGCCGAGGACGAAGCCGGCGACCTGCTGAAGAACGGGCAGGATCTTCGCCTGGAAGGCATCCCACAGTTGCAACAACAAGGGCACAACATTGGAGATGAGCAACTGCCCGACCGATTGGAAGGCGGGCAGAAGTTTGGTCGTGACGATCTGGCCAACCTGATCGAATACACCCCGGACCATCGTGGCAGCAGACATGATGCCGTTAGCCACGGGCCCGGAGAAGTTTGCGAGCGCATCCGACCCTTGACCCGTGAATGCGCCGATGAACCCGGAGACCGCGTCCTTCACCATGTCGAACACGGCCACGACGTGCGGGGCCACGATGTCATAGAGCGTCTTCAGACCCGGTAGTAGCTTGTCGTTGAAGAACGAAAGCAGCGTCGTGATGACCGGAAGCAGCCCGGCTGCAATCTCACCCGAGACATCGGAGAAGGCGTTCTTGGCTCGCGCCATCTGGCCCGGCAGTGTCTCGCCTGCGGCTTTGGCTGAGCCGCCGAATTCCTTGTTCAGTTCGGCGAGGATGACCTTCTGGGCTCCCATCGTGTCGCCGGTCTTGACCATTGCGGCGATCTGCGCCTTCTGGGCGTCCGAGAACGAGACGCCGACGCGCGTCAGCGCCGTGAGGCCCTTCACCGGGTCGTTCAGCGCCTTGCCGAGCAAGATGGCGGAACTCGAGGCGTCGGTGCCCATGCGGGCGGCCATGTCCGTAGTCGCCTTGGTCGCCTGCGTGAAGATGTCGTTGTTCGCGCCGGCCGCGTTCTTGATGTTCGTGAACGTCAGCAGCAATGCTTCTGACTGTGCAACCGCGTCCTTGTTCTGCCCCGAATAGTCCTGGATCGACTTCGCGAGATCCTGCATCTGGCCGACGCTGATACCAGCGGCCCCACCCGTCGACTTCACACCGGCTGCTAGCTGCGCCTGCGCGGCCTGGCTCGCCTTGATGTCGTCCAAGCCCGCCTTGGCCACCGTGGCACCGATGCCGATGATCGCCGTGCTGGCGACCGCGAGACCTTTGCCGATGAGTTCGCCAATCTTGCCGAACTTGGCACCCATCTCTTCGCCGTTCTCGCCGATCTTCCTGAAGACCTCGGAGGCGCGGTCGATGGCGAAGATGTCGAAAGCGAGCGACTCACCGGACACGGGTCACTCCTTCGGTTTCAGCCATTCGTCGGCTTGCTTCTTGTATCTGTCGAACTGCGCGACGGTTAATCGGTCGACGTCCCAGGGATGGAGTCCGAAGAAATGGGAGAAGATTGGCTGGTATCGGCGGTGGTCTCGTTCTCGCTCGTCGAGTCTTTTGGGTCGCCGTCGTCCTCGATCTTGATTGAGCCGAGCGAGAATGTGACATCCGAATACCGCAACTCGGGCTCGTCGCGTTTACGGACGATCCAGAGGAACGCCGTGAGCGCTTCCATGTCCATCTCGCCTAGCGCTGCGGTGAGTTCTGTGAACTTCAGCTTGGTTACTTTCGTCATCGCAATGACTTCGACGTTGAGTAGTTTCTCCATGTCGAGGTCTAGAACCTTGCCGTCGATCAGCACGCGCTGACCCATGGTTACCCCTTGAGTTTGTCGGCGGTTTCCTTCATCGCCGCGAGGATTCGCGAGCGCATTTCGTCTTCATGCTGGTTGATGGTCACGGCCCACCAGGGCTTGCCCTTTTGGGTCACCCATACGTTCTTGCTGCCGAAGACGGGGTGTCGCCAGCCCTTAGCGGAATCCAAGGCCTTCGGGAGCTTCTGCTGATCCTCGGGCAGCTTCGAACCGTCGATGCGTATCCGCACACCAGCGCGAGGCCCTGACGCGGTTATCTTGACTTGGATCGATCGTGCGATCGTCGCCCGCAGCCCATGGGAACGCTTGCGCTGAACCTTGCCCGAGCCTGCGTGCTGCGCTCGAGCGACTTCGCCGCTACTCGCGCCCGACTTGCCGGTGACCTTCGAGTCGATCGCCATGACGGCGGCCTTCAGGTCGTCAACAGCGGGCTTCGCCGCTGCGCGGATCTCCTTGTTCAGACTCGCGCGCAACTCCTTGCCTGCTGGGCCTTTCAACTGCTTCGAGAGTTCGCGGAACTTCGCCCCGCCAGCGATCCTGACATCGATCGCCGGGTCGGGCACTTACAGAACCGAATCGGACGAGATGACCGTCACCTGCAGGGCGTTGTTCGTCTCGTCCCAATACGCCTGGAAGGCGACCTGGGCGCGGACGATGCCAGGACCGGCGACGTTCGTCTTCGCCGTCTTAATGAGTGTCTGCGGGATGACGAAGTCGAGCGTGTCGTTCGAGCCCGACGCGCCGATCGCTGCGCCAGTGAAGGTGAGCTGCATCGGCCGAAGTGTCTTCGCGGTGTAGATGTCGTACCACTCGGTCTTTTTGAACTCGGCGTCGAGCGTGCCCGTGATGGTCGGCTGCTGCGGCAACTGCTCGGACTTGTTGGCCTGCGCGAGCCCCCAGCGGTCGGTGTTCAGTCCCCAGTCGCATTTGAGCGAGAACGACTTGACGACTGCAGAAACGGCCGTGCCTGTCGCAATCGACACCACACCGGACGCAGTGCTCGCGGTGCCGCCGACCTTGAACGCGGTGATCTGGCTGAAGTTGAACGGGTATAGCCCAGCGACGACCGCGTTGGTCGCGAGAGCGGTGGCGTTGGTCTCGGTCCAGGCATCGAAGTCGCACGTCAGCTTCGCCATCTCCGAGTCGGAGACTGCGAACTCCCACGACTTGACCTTCACGCCGTTGTACGTGAACGGCTGGACAGTGCCGGTTGAAGGCTCCGGTGTGCCGATCTGCAGCGTCAGCGACGTGCCGTTCTGCGAGCCCAACTGGTGGACCTGCTTGAACGCCGTGCCGGTGATCAGCGTCGGCGTCGTCACAGATGAGCCGAGGCACTGCTTCCACAGCAAGCCGAAGGTCCGGTTGGGGACCTCGAACACGACAGAGCCGTTCGCGTCCACGTGCGCGAGGACGACACGCGCGCCGCGCTGCGGGTTACCCGCGCCCAGACCAAGCCCCGCAGGCTCGATCCAGGTGGGGTTGCGATCCATCGTCTCCGACACGAACTCGACGAAGTGATCGACCGTGACCGCAGTTCCGACTGTGGTCTCCTTGCCGAAGCCTATTTGGGCATCAACGCCAGTACCGGTGGATGGCATCGGTTACTCCTGTCCGTCAGACTCGACGTTGACTTCCGCCTGCGGCGCGGGCGGCTCGGGTTCGGCTGCGGTGTAGCAGATCGCATCGGCCGGCGACACGTCCCGGCCATCGCGCGGCGGGGTGATGAGCTTCCACATGCTGGTAGGCCACGCGCGGTCGAGGAAGGCTTCGTCGGGCACGTCGAACAACTCGTCGACATCGACCCGTTGGTCACCGACGAGCAGCGCGTTCGGGCTGATGTTGCGTACCTGCGCCATGACGGCTCCTATGCGGTGAGGCGAGAAGTGCAGTGGACGGTGAAGTAGATGCGGGCGAACCGGCCCTCGCCGGCCTGCTCAGTGCTGTTCGTCTGGTCGAGACCGCCGACCGTGATCTCGGCGATACCGGGCGGTGTGAGTGCCCCGTTCAAGGTTCGTGAAGTCGACGACGCCAACAGCGCGGTCTCGATGTTGTTGAGGATCGTGAACGCCTGGTCGCGAACGGTCTTCTGCGTCGCGCTACCGGACGCGCACCACACCACGCACGGGATCGAGAACTCTTCGTCCTGCCGCTGCGCGCCGAGCCCGGCCCATGAGTGGGTGATCGGCGTGGTCGGCGTTTGGTCGGTCACGCCGACGAGGACCATGCTCGATGACTGTTCGATCGACCAGCCGTCGTTGACTTGCAGCGTCGAATCTGTCGCTTGGATCAGCGCAACCAGGGCGTCGATCGCATCAGGAACTGCGGAGGTAGCCATCAGGCGATACCCGCCGCGACGTCAAGGTCCGGCTTCAACTGGTCCAGCACGCGGCCGGGAACGTAGAAGCCGAGCCGGATCTGATCGCCGTTCGCCGCGGCGTAGTCGCCGATATCTCCGTCGAAACTGGGGCCGCTGCCGCCGCGCTGCGTCCGCCAGTTCACGCGAATCAGTTCCTTCGCGGCCTCGAGGATGTTGTCGGGGATGACCGCCCGTCCCGCTACGTAGGTAATAACCACGTTGTTGATGCCGTACCACCAGCCGCGCGGGAAGATGGTCGAGCCGCCGCTGATCGTGCGGATCACGGTGCCCTGGTCGTTCAGCGCGTACTCGGTCGCCGGATCCAGGGTGACGCCGCGTTCGACAACCGACGTGATCGAGATGATCGGCTGCGTCTTCGGGGTGATCCGAGGTTCCTGCCAGTAGCCGGTGAACGTGTCCACGACGGTGCGCCGCGAGCACGCGCCGACGTAGGACTCGATGACCCGCGTAACCCCGCCGATGAACGACCGCAGCTCGTCGTCGTTCGTCGTGTCCGTCGCGTCGATGTTCAGGTACGACTTCGCGTCGGCGAGGCTCACCAGGAGCGTTGTGCCGGTCGCGCGGACGTCGAACACGTCCTCATACGCGCTGGCGTTCGTCCCGGTCGCCGCCCAGTTGACGACGTGCCGGCCGACCTGCGTCGTGGGGAAACTCGCCGTGTACACGCCGGTCGAGGCGTTGGAAACTGTGGGCGTGGTAGTGGTGCCATCGGGAAGCGTGACCGTGAGGGTGACCGTGCCGGCGTTGGCGAGCGCGCCGGTCGAGTCCTTGATGTTGACGGCGAGAGGAACAACCGCGCCGAGATCGAACACGTCAGGCTCCTCTCATTGTTGCTGCGGCCGAAGTCGAGCCGACCATCTGCGCCTGACTGCCGACCGCGCCGCCCATCGCCGCTGCAGTGGAGACAGCACCCGTCATGTAGCCGGGGCCGCCCATGCTTGTCGTGACCACACCCGGCACCGCGGCGGCGATCGTGAGCGCCGCGACGCCGGTCCCACGGAAGGACTGGACGGTTGTGACAGTTCCCGCGACGCCCGCCGCTGTGGCCTGCCCGGCAACACCGACGTTCGGGGCATTGCCAACGGCTAGGACCGTGCCTGCGGGTGCCGCAGCAGTAGAAGCCGCAGCTATGCCGACGCCGGAGAATGAGCCTGCGGCAACGGTTGTGACTATGCCTGCAGGGGCGGCTGCAGTGGCCGTGGCGGCCATGCCGACACCGGGCCATACCTGCACCGCCGTGACCGTGCCTGGAACGCCTGCGGCGGTTGCAGCCCCCGCGACGCCGACGCCCGCCCAGTTCTGAACCGGCGTGACCGTTCCGGCAGGAGCCGCGGCGGTTGAGGTAGCTGCTACGCCCGTAAGTGGCGCGTTCTGGACCGTCGCAACGGTCCCAGCCAGCGCCGCGGCTGTTGCGAGCGCCGCCAGTCCGGTGAGTGCCGCGTTCTGTATCGCCGTGACCATGCCCGCGACGCCGTCCGCAGTCGCCGCCGCTGCTACACCCGTGCCCGCGAAAGAAGAGCCGGACGTCGGCTGGAACATAGCAAAGATGGACTGCGCGGCCTTCGTGCTCGGCGTCGACCAGGTCGCACCATCACTCGCGGCGGTGGCCTGATATTCCCAGGCAACGCCAGTGCAGTTCGCCGAGCCCGAAGAGTGGTTCTGCGACGCGGCGAGAGCGAAGCCGCCAGACGCGATCGTCGGTGCCGTGTTCGACCCGTAGACGACACGAGCTATGAGCAGGCTGGCGTTCTGCGACGGCGTCGTCGTCAACTGCGCAGGGTTAGTCGTGCTTGTCGTCCCCGAGTCAGCCGCCTGGATGGAAGCCGTGTCAGCGGTCCATTCGCCAGGCCACTCGGTGACGATGATCTCGGATGCATTACCGGCACCCGAGAGTGTCGCGGTCACAGTGCCTGTATTGGCCGCCAACGCCTGCACTTGGCCGCCCGCTTGGCTCGCGTTCGTGCAGATGAAGATGTTGATGGTCTCGCCGGCGTTCGTCGCCGTGAGGGTCGTCCCGACCTGATCCCACGTATTGCCCGCAGAGTCAGTCACGCCGGTCGCGTGGTTACCTCCGGTCGTCTTCAACGACACCGCGGCAACGAGGGTGTTCCCTGCCGTGTTCGCGGTCGCGCCGACCGTCGCCGTGAGACTGGTCGAGCTACCGGCAGAGTTTAGGCGGTCCTGGCACAGCACCTGCACCAGGGCTGGGGTGGGCATCAGCCCCACGCCAAGGAGTTGTCGTCATCGAAGACGTTGTTCGCGATGACGAAATTCGGGGCATTGTTCGGCCCCGGAATATGGGTGTGCACGCCGAACTGTGCGTGGCGCCCGAGCCGGTTGTCGCGAATCTTGATCGTGCCGGTCAGGGTGAGCGGCGGGCTAGCGGTGTCGGACGCCCAGTTGGCGTTAGCCATGTAGTTCCCGCCGTCACACAGGTTGTCGTAGTAATCGATGGTGCCGGTGATGTTCCCGGTCAACTGCCCGATCTGCATGATCGACGTGTTGCCGAAGAAGCCGGTATCGGGGTTGTACGACAGGCAGGTGTTGTGGTGGAACTTCACATTCCCGGCCCCACCGACCGGCTGGAAGATGTCGCAGTGTGAAGCCGTCGAGGAGTTTTGCACCAGGTGGTGGCAGTAGTTGAAATACCATTCGACGGAGCCCATGCCGAACGGGTCCCACACATCCGTCCCACCGGAGAAGTCGCAGTGGTCAACGTTGGCATAGGTGGTGTTCATCGACCCCAGCGAGAAAGGCGACTGAGTGACCGTGCAGTACGACATCGTCCAAATGTCGGCGTCCGAGGCGGGGGCGCTCGGCCCGGTTTTGTGGTCCGTGATCACATAAACGTTCGAGGACGAGGTCGGCTGGAAGTCGAACCAGCAACCGAGAAACTTGACGTTCGGGTGCGCGACCTTGAAGTGGTTGGTGAAATGCTGCCTGTAGAACACTTGCCCAGCGCTGGACGTTGACGTCGCGGTGTCCAGCGTCAGATCGCTACTTGTTAGCTTGCGGCCCAGTTCGGGAGCCACGTAGTTCGCGTACCCGGTATTGGTGGCGTCCGGATAGTCGAATGCAGACGGATTAGCTAGGAAGTTCGCGGCCTCAGTTGCGACGTTGCAGGTCGCCGTCAGCGTCTTCTGAGTGCCGTCCGGTGCGCTCAGGACGACCGACGCAACGCCCATCGGGGGTCACGCGGTCGCTGTGTAAACCGCGGTCGCGCCGTCGTCGGACTGCAGCGTCCAACTGCGGCTGCCGTCGTCGGAGACGGACGCGCTCACGGCAACCGAGACGGTGCGCGTGACATCGACCGGCCCAGCAGAGATGCTCTCCGTCGTCCCGTCCGGCGCGGCAAGAACAATCGCAGCAGTAGCCGAGAGGGTCTGCGACGTCGACCCCGAACGGACGACGGTGAGGGTCATCGTGTCGCCCGCCGCATAACTGGTCTTGTCGAACGTCGCGGTGCCGTTGATCGTCGAAGCCATCGGAGTCTCCTGTGCTGGGGCGGAATGGAAGAGGTTCGAGAGGAACATCAGGAGACGGTGACGGTCAGCACACCCGCGGACTGGTCCTGGCTGAACGTGCCGCCGTTCGTGGCGGTCTGCGTGCCGCCCAAGTCGTCGTAGGCGATGACGAACGATGTCGAGTTGGTACCCGTGTCCTTGTAGTAGACGATGAACGCGCCCGTCAGCGTGCCGGGGTTCGCGGTCGTCCACGTGGGACCGGCCGAGATGGCCAGCTTCGTCACAGCACCCGAAGCCGAGATCGAGGCCGTGACCGTCGCGCCGCGCGTCGTGTAGCCCGAGCCTGCCGCCTCCGTGCCCGCGGCGAGGACGTCGGCGATCGTGTCATGCGTCTGCGCAGGTGTGTAGGCGGTGAGCAGCATCGCCTTGATGGTCGACGTGCCGATGACAATGTCGCCATTCATCAGGTGCTTCGGCGCGTTGTTGTATGCCTTAGCGGTCTCAGCCATGGCGGATGTCCTTCGGTCTCGAAGCGCGAGGGGCGGAAGTGTTCTCGGGGGCGGCAGGAGCGTCGGTGGTTTCCAGTTCGCGTCTCATCGCAGCGAGTCGCACGGATTCGGGATTCACGGCACTCCTTGGAGCGGCCCCGCGCCACCCGAAGGCGGCGCGGGGCCAATCGGTTAGAACGTCGGCGCGACGAGGCCCGTACCGTTGATGACGGAGACGGACGTCGTGTAGCGCTTGGGAATGGCGGCTGAATAGGCCAGCAGCCGGAAGAGAATCCCGGCGCTGTCCGCGTAAGGCGCGTCGAACGTGGCCGCGAACAGTTCCGACTCCCACAACTTCAGGTCGGAACGCACACCGACCAGCACCGGGTCCTGGTTGGTGCCGGCACCCGTGTTGGTGACGATGTTCGGGTCGGTGATGACCTCGAGGCCACCGATGCGGCCCACGATGCCCTGAGCTGCGAGAGCGTCCGAAGAGCCGACCGCGTTGAACGCCGGACCCTGAGGCACGACGAGCGGACGGTTCTGCGAGTCGGACGAGGACAGCACCCAGTTCCAACGGCGCGGGTGCATCCAGATCGTGTCGGGAGGCAGGAATCGGGCCGCTTCGATCGCAGCTGCAGCCGCGAAGATCTTGGCGTAGAAACCGCCCGCGCCACCCACGGCAGGAGTCGCCTGCGTGTAGGTCGTGTTGACCGTGCCGGATGCGTTGAAGTACGTGTACACGCCGAGCAACTGGCCCGAAGTGCCGGAGCCGTTGATGACCTGCGTGTCGAACGCCGCCGCGTAAGCCGCCGCGAGGTCGCCGCCGATCACCTGGTCGAACGGAATGCCCGACTGGGTGAGCAACTGCAAGGACACGACCTGCTTGCCGCCGATGGTGACGATGCCCGAAGACACCGAACTCGACGTCATGTCGGTCTGGCTCAACGCCGAGTTCTGCGTCGCCTGCACGGCGACCGAAGAACCACCGGTCACGACGGGCAGGTTGATGCTCGACACCCCGGAAGGCAGCGGCATCGGGTCGAGCGAGTCGGCGAACTTCCGGCCGGCGCGCGCCAACTTGACGTACTCGTCGACGAGCCACAGCGGAGGCGCGAACTCGCCGACGCCGCCAGCGGTGGTGGACAGCGCACGAGCCTCACGGGTCATCGCGTCGTTACGACGAAGCCGGTCGGCCGCCTGGTGGTCGCCCTGCCGCGCGAACCACAGGTCACGGAAGAACGAGGTCTCGACCTTGTTCCGCGCGTAGATCGGCGCGTCCTTGACGTACCCGGCCTGAAGGCCAGTAGCGCCCGATACCTTGCGAACCTCGGCCGCAGCCGCTTCGCGCTTCTCCGCCTCAGCCAACTCAGTGAGCCGCGCCTCTGCGGTGGCGATCTGGGTGGCGATCTCAGTCCGCTTCGCGGTGAGAGCGTCGTGGTCGGCCTGCTCGGCCTCGTTCATGCCGCGCTTCTCCGCGAGAGCGCCATCGATGATGGCCCCACGCTTGGCGACGATGTCCTTGTCTTCGGTGCGCAACTCTTCGAGCCGCGCCTCTACTGCTTGCTTGGGATTCACGTCTGCTCCTAAGAAATCGGGTGAACAGGCGTGCTCGCACTTTCAGGTGGTGGTCTCAGGTGGTGGCCCTTGGTGCTGGGCTCCGGCGTGGACTCCGGCGTGCTTGTGCAGCACGAAAACCCGCGCCGGCATCTGACCGGGCGGGTGGTCTCGGGTGGAACTAGGCTGCGGACTCCTTGAGTTCGCGCTCGCGCTGCTCAAGCAACGCCGCATAGGCGGCTAGCTGCCCGGCGGCAGCCGCTTCGGTGTCGGGCTCATCGTCATCGTCAGGGTTAGGGACGCCCATCAATTCGGCCAACAACGGCTGAGCCTGGTCGACTGCGTCATCTGCCGCGGCGATCAGGTCGAGGATCTGCGAGAGGACGTCCATCGTCGAGGACGAGAGGGCTTTGCCTTCGCGAAGTTCGATCGCCATCCGGTGCAGAGTCGCTGGGCGGGCAGAGCGGAACGCGCGGGCCGCAGCGCTGACCGACGTGTTTGGGTTCGCGCCGTAGTTCACCGCCGACACGTCGCCGCGGTTCAGGTTGACCTCGAGCAAGTCGCGCTGCTCGAAGTCGGAGGACCAGACTTGCCGGACGATGGTGAACGCGAATGACATCTGATCGATGTTGCCGTCCTCGATCGCCGTCACGAGGTCACGCACATCAGTACGCGACGTGTTGCCCGTGGCGACCGTCAGGAGCCCCGTGGAGTCCTCAGAGAGCTTCAGGGTCCCCGCCTTGGTGCGGGCCATTGTGAGGCCCTGGTGATTAGCTAGGAAGGCCGTGTCGCACCCTTCCGCGATCGTCTTCGCGCACATCCCCTGCCGCGCGACCTCCATATACGGACCTGCCCAGTCGTACATCTGATAGGGCTGGTCGTAGGTGGATGCGTAGCCGGTGATCTCGACCATCGACCCGCCAGGCAAGGCGCGGACTTCGAACTTCGCCGGGTAGGAGCGGAACTCGGGACCAACAGGGGTCGCGCCGCGTGCCTTCTTGTCAGCCATCGGTCGCTCCTTGGTCTTCGTCGTCCGCTGGCGTCGGTGCCGGCGTGCCGGGTGGCGTTTTCTCAGCCGGAAGCGCCTTCGGGCCACCGGTTGGCGTGATGGTGAGCGGCACCAGGTCCGCTTCCTTCTTCTGCGCGTCCGTCATCGGCGGCATGTTCCGTTGCATCCGAACTTCAGTCGGGGTCAGGATCTTGCCCGCGATCAACTGGACGTCGACCTTCGCCTGCGTCTCCGCATCGGTGCGGAGCAGGTTCGCCGGGTTGAAGCGGACGAACTGCGGCTGCGGTAGCAGCGGGAACAGCGCGTCCTCGATGCGCTTCAGCCAGAACGAGACACCGAACGTCAAGAAGTCCAAGTTGCGCTGCTCGACGTTCGTGTACGTCATCGAGCCGCCCTCGTTACCTCCGACGAGGGACGCAGGAACGCTGAAATAGCGGGCGATCTGCCCGACGTTCGCGGCCTGCGTCGCGAGGAACTGCGACTCCTCAGGCTTGACCTGCATCATGTCGTACTTCAAACCAGCGCCGAGGATCAGTGGCTCGCGCTTAAACATCGCTCCCATGATGCGGTCTTTGATCTTCAAGCCTTGCTCGCGGTCGATTCGTTCATCTGAGGTCACGACGGCCTTCGGGATGCCGCCGCCCGCGAAGAAGTCCGACGCGAACTGGCGTGAGTTCAAATCGATCCCGAGCGTCGCCGCGGCGTAGGAGATCGGCGACAAACCGACCTTCTGGCCCGGCAAGGTGAGGCCGCGAAGATGCCACACCTTCGACGCATCGATCTCAGTGTTCGCGACACCCACGTAATACCGGAGAGCGCCCGTGGCGTCGTCGACCTTCACCCGCACCAGGTCCGGATTCAGGATCTCGATCTGCGTCGGCCGCAGATTCCCGTCCAGCCCCGACTTGATGCCGTATGCGTTGCCGCGCATCAGCGCCGACACCATGACCATGTGCAGCCACTCCGACTGCGTCATCCCGGCAGCAGGCGACTTCACCAGCAGCGGGTCAGTGACGCGGGTCGGGATGCCGTTCGAGACGCGGAACGTCTCCAGCTGCAGCATCGACACGGCGTTCGCCAGCAGCGACACGCACGCCCAGACCGTAGGGACCTGCAGCGCCGCGTTCGGCTGCGTCAGAAGCGGATTCTGACCGTAAACCGAGGCACCGGGGAACGGCGGAACCACGGGCTCAGGAAACGTCGGGTTGATCGTGCGCTTCTCCCGCGCGAAGAGGACGCCCACAGGTCTCCTCTTTTCGTCAATCCGTCAGGGAGTCGAGCAGCAGCAACACGCCGGCCACGATCAGCGCCGGTCCGAGGCCAACGAGGAGGTATGTACCGGCGCAAAGCAGGCCAAGGGCGAGCAGGGAGCGCGCGAGTTTCATTTCTGAAGCCGAGCACGCATGCGCCGCATATTTTCGCCATGAGTTACGGGCTCAAGGTGGTCCGGGTTGCAGCATGCGGGAACGTTGCAGGTGTGATCCAGCTCTAACGACTCCGGAATGGGCCCAGCCCACATCTCGTACACGACGCGATGGGCCATAGGGAAGCGCCGACCCACCCGCATCTGGCCGTACCCGCCTTTGCTAGTCGTTCCGGTCCAGAGCAGGCAGCCCGTCTCCCGGTCGAACGCGAGTTTGGCGAGGATGCGAGATTTAAGCGGTGGAATCTTCGGCTTCGATGGGTTGCGTGCGCGCCACGCCTGGCATCCTGCGCGATCTGAACATCGCTGCGAGCAGTAGATGACGGACATCGCGTGATTCGCAGCCACGGCGCGGATAGCAGACTTCCCGCACTGCGGACATGTGACGCGAACGTCTACCATACGAACTCCGAAAGGTCGATGTTGTCGTCAAGCGAATGGGCGTAACGGGCGATCGTCACCGCAACCAGCGGGCAAATGTCCGCAGTCGGCTTCTTACGCGACCACGCCCACGCATCGCCGAGCGGACGTTTGATCCCGCCCGCCACGGCGGTACTCAGGACCTCATCGCCGAGATGCCGTAACTTCTCGTTGATGGCGTCGTCGTAGAAGGCACCGCAAGCCGCCGTGATCTCGCGCGAGCCCAACTTGGTGACCTCGAGCCCCGCAAGTTCTAGCGCCGGGACGAGCGACCCCGCAGGGCCGGCAACATCCAGCGAGACGGTGGAGACGCCCGCGTTCTTCGCGATCGAAGCAACCCGATCGACGATCCAGTCAGTGCCCGACCGGTAGTCGGCGACCTCAATATGGGTGAAGCCGTCCGCGTTCGTGCCAGCAGCGCAGATCGCCGCCGAGTTCCGGTCAGGAGCCACGTCAACGGCTAGGAAAACCTTGCCGACGATCCCCGAGCCCGGGTCGGCGAGCGCCGCCCAGGTCGCCGACGAGATGACCGCGTCCGTGCTCGACTTCGACGGGATAGACAACCGCTCCCGCGCGAACCCCTCATCATCCAGAGCATCCCGCTCATCCTGAATGAACTGCTCGGGGATGCGGATCCCCAGCGCAGGGTTCGCCATCGCCCACGCGCCCCGGTCGTCAAGTTCCACGTCCGGTGGCGCGGAGAACTCCATGAAAGCCAGCCGCTTACTCGATCCGGCCATGCCGCGCTCACGGATCGACAGCAGAACCTCCGACTCTGGCATCGGAGCCGACGACGTGTACCAAATCTGCGGATTAGGCCGAGACGACAAGGTCGGAAGCAGCGCCGCCATGCTCGCCCGGCTCAAGTTGTACGCCTCGTCGAGAATCACCACGTCGCCGCTGAAGCCACGGCCCGAACCGCCAGACCGGGCGACGAAACGCAACCGGCCGCCGCCCCGGATCTCGATCCCCTCTTCGCCGTTGCTCCGAGAGACCCGAATCACCCGTTTACGCATGTCATCCGAACTCTCGACAAGCGTCAAGATGCGCCGGAACGCTTCACCGGCCGTCTTGAACTCGTGCGCCGAATGCAGAATCAACTGCTCGCCGAACAAGAACAGGCCCGCAAGTTCCCGAGCCTCGAGGATCGACCCCTTGCCGTTCTGCCGAGCGACGATCAGCGCAACCTCGAACGCGGCCCACCGGCCGTCCTCGAGCTCACCCAAGCCGTCCTCAAGCACCAACTGTTGCCACGGGTCGAGGATCAGCCCAGCCGAAGCGGCTAGATCGACCGCCTCACGACCCGCTGACGAGACCGCTAACGGGACCGTTCGAAGCCGCGGACGCTGCGCGCCTCGCAGCTCTCGCGTTGGCGAGGTCGTCAACGACCGACGCCTCCTTCGATGGCAAGGAGTCCAGCTCGCGGACGACGTCCACGAGAAGCTTCGACAGCGCGGCTACCTCGCGCGGCTGCGCGCGGCTAATCTCAGCCACCAGGCGGTCCCGGATCGCCTCGAGCGACAGGCGACGATCGCCGGAAGCGATCGCTTCGGCAAGTTCCATGACTAGGTTCCTCACGTCTGCCTTGGTGATCATCTTGGTCCTGCGGGCCGCGCCCCCCTTGCGTGAATTGCAGCCGAAGTGGGCCGGCGCGAGGTTGGCTCGGTCGGTCCTGTGACCGCCCATCGAGATCGGCACGATGTGATCTACCGAGAAACTTCGGGATGACGGCGGGGCGTCGTAGTCGATCGGCTCTCCACAGATGTGACACGGAAGCATTAGGGCGCGGATCTCCTCGCGGATGCGTCGCCAGTCCCGACCCTTTCGCCCGAGCCACTCCGGCGAGCCTTCACGTTGGGGGCGAACGGGTTTGCCCATCGCCTCCCGATTGCTGCGGTACCAAGAGCGATAGGCAGCTTTGCAGTCGTCGCACCGACAGCCATGCACGTAGGTGGACTTGAGGCCGTGATGCTCAAGCGTGTAGATCTTTCGCTGCTTCGCCAATCGCTTCCGGTCGCATTCCTCGGAGCCACAGGTCCTGCGTGGGCGTCCGCGCCGACCAGTGGGGATTAGGTCAATGCCACACTCTGAGCACTGCATGAGGACTCCCAGAAAAGGCGGTAGGGCCGCGCTCTGGGATGCGCAGCCCTACCTAGCCCGCGTGGATCAGACGCGGGTTGCTTGTGGACAGACGGTGTAAGTCATCGCGAAGAAAAACGGGACGAAGACTGGGGGTCCCGGGGTCGTCGGCTCCAAAAACTGCGATTACCAGTCGCGGCTGGTTTTGAGCCGGATCGGCTTGGATTCGGACATTCGGGGCCGTTTTCGCCGCGTGCCGTCGCCTTTTGCGATGTTGCAGCGAAGGTGGGCTGCTTGTGCGTTGTCGATGGTGGGTGTGCCACCTAGATTCACGGCGACGATGTGGTCGCAGGAGTACGACCACGGGTGATTGGCCGGCAGGGTGTAGTCGATGGGCTTGCCGCAGAGTGCGCAGTCGTCGTGTCGTGCCCGTACTGCTGCCGCTACTCGTAGCCATTGGCGGTTGTAGGGACTAGCGCTGCGAGGCATCTCTTCGGCAGTCGTCGCAGATGGTTCCGCGGCAGGTCTCGCCGCATTCCCGGCAGATGTTCACAGGTCGGACATCTCTTGGCCTAGTTCAATCAGGTCGTCTTCGGTGAGCACTGGACCTGACTTGTGTGCCTCGACAATCACGTCGAGGATGCGGACGCCGCCTGTTTCGAGTAGCGCGATGACTTTCTTGTCGGCGCCCTTGGTTTGGTGTTGGCCGCAGTTGAGGCATCTGAACTGGTAGAAGCTGCCTTCGATGGGCTTGTAGCGGACGCAGACGATTTCGGATGGTGCGAGGGCGATCTGTGCGGTGCAGTTCGGGCAGGCGATTTTGATCTCGGCGTACACGTCGCACCGCCTTGGCTAGTCTTCGCTGCGAGCCTGCGCCATGCACGCCTTGCAGCCGACCCGTTCGCACTCGAAGCAGTGCCCCTCGCAGTCGCACGCCGGGTCCGCTTGGTAGACGAAGACGTGCTGCATCGTGGCTCCTTGGTTGTTCACCGCTGTTCCGGCTGGCGCACGGCTACAGTCCGACGCCGCGATGGCTCGCGTCCCAACCCTCTCGGTTGGGCGGTTCATGGAGGAGCGCGGATGCTGGGCGTCCCCAGCTACGGTGTCCGCCGCACCGCCCGTCGTTTCATCCGACGATGCCCACCTTTAGGTGAGTCCTCGAAGAGGGACGCGCGGGACTCTCATGGATGAAGCCCGCGACCGTTGGGTCTGCGGGCTTCAGATCTGGACACGTATGCCAGATTGACCACATGCTACACGTCACCCTTGTCAAGCACCATCATTGATGGGCGTGTCGCGGCTGTCCGCCCGAATCGGCGGGGTCACCAAGCAGGCGCGGCCTGTAGCGCGCCGTGTCGGCTAGCAGTTTGCGGCATTCCTTGTAGGCGCGGACTTTGCCTCGAAGGGCCGCTGCGTGTTGGGTGTCCGGATCGTCGAGCATCGCTAGCGACGCCTCGGCGGAGGCAATGAGGTTGTCAATGGCGTTGTACAGGTTCGCCGACTTGTGCCCATCGATCTCCTGCGCGCGCCGAAATGCGCTCTTCACGACGCCCTTCCATTTCCTCGTGCCGCGTCTGCGGCGAGCTTGTCCAGGACGTCCCCGACACGGAACATGGGTTTGCCTCTCAAGTTGAGGCTATGGGCTGCGAGGCGTCCGCGCTCATGCCATTTCGAGATCCGCTTAGGTCCGATGTCCTCGTGGAACGCCGACAGGAAGCCTGCGATTTCCGAAGCCGTCGCCAGGTGGTCCTCAGCCGCCGCTAGTAGCCATTCGCGGCGGTCTTTCACGTCGTACACCAACTGGCATGGGATGCAGGTGATCTCAGCCGATTCGGGTCTGGCGTACAGGTCTTGTTTGCACTCGTCGCAGGGGCCGGCGAACATCAGGTCAGCCGGGCGGTCGATGGTGCGGGTGGCTTTGCGGATCGCTTGGCGCAGGTCGTCGACGATCTCGGGCGCGGCTTCGTGGTGGCGGATCGCCTCCAGGTGGCACAGGAGCCACGCTGCCATCGCTGACATGGCGTTGCGTGGCCATTCCTCATCCTCGAGCCGGACGAGCCGCACGGACGTTGTGAGCGCGTTCCGCAGCATGTCCATGACAGGGCCGACGCGCTCATCGAACGGTAGGGGTGATTCTTCCTCGTCTTCGCTGGGTCGTTGCTTCGGGATTCTGGCAATGCCCGTGATGGCGGTCTGGCGGGTGCGGGTCAGTTCGAGTTCGCGCTCCAACGCTGCGACGTCGCCCAAGGCTTTGGCGAGTTCGGCCATGCAGTCGAAGCAGACCCAGGCGTCTTGGACAGGTCGGCCGCAGAGGCACTTGGTCACGCGGCTCTCCTCCATCTCGACAGCGGGATCGATTTCCTGCATTCGTGGCAACGTCCCCAGTCGGCGTAGGGCGTTAGGACCATTCGGCATTCGGGGCAGAACTTCTCGCGGTAAGCCTCGGCCGCTGCCCTGTTCTCGGCCTCGTATAGAGCCCATAGTTCGGCGAAGTTCACGACGCCACGCTCCCTGGTCGGTTCCACATCTGCGGCGGTTTGAAGTTCGCGGCCACGTCAGCGGCGTCGACTTTCGCCCAGTAGTCGTCGCCGAAATGCTCAGCTAGTGGATCGCCGAGGACGGCGGCGAGTTCGTCGTAGATCATGCGGCCGATTCCCTCTTGATGCCCTTGCGGTGGCGGATGCGCTGCACGGTCTTGGTGTGCAAGCCGAGGCGTTCCGCGATCTCGTGGTCGTCGAGCCCTTGCGTGTGGCCGACGCGGATAGCTTCGATCAGTTCGGGCCGGCGCAACGTCTCGGGTCGGTCGCCGGACAGTGCGCGTTGGACGGCGACCTCATCGACCTCGACTGGGCATTCGGCCATCGGTTGCGCGTCCGGGTCGTCGATGGTGTCGTAATCCCAGGCAATCGGCGGAGCGTAGCCGAGCTTCGTCGCGTAGGTGCGCGTGTTCTTCGACGGGCCTGGCGTCACCGACAGGCGGTCGTACAACTCTGCGATCTTCGCCGCCTTGGTTGGGCGGATCGTTGGTGAACCGGCCACCGACCCGCCGCCCGGCGCGTAGCCGAGTTGGCGATGTATGGATCGAAGCGACCACCCGATCGCCATGAGAGCCTGGATCCTGCGGCGCGCACCAGTCGAATCGATGTACGCCGGCGCCTGCCTGTGTTCCCGACGCCGCTTGTTGTACAGCCGCCACGCCTCCCGGCTTTCAGGACAGCGGCAGCCTTTGTTGTATGCGGTCGCCGTGCCGTGTCGTTTCGCTCCGCACATCACAGCAGTCCTAGGGCGTCGAGGACGGTAACGAGGTCCTGCGCAGACCACCCGTCGCGTTGGTACCGCCAGATGACGGCGGCGCGGGCTTTCGCCTTCACTTGGGGTGGACTGTCATAGGCGGATGCGGTGCCTTCAATAGACATCGTTATGGCATCTGTCATGGCTTCACCGGGGCAAAGAGGAGAACAGCTACGGGACCTTCCTCGTCGTATTCGATGCGCAGGCCGATGGAGCCGACAGGAAGGTCGGTCCACGTGGGTAGCGAGTAGTGCGGCATGCCGACCCCGTTCTCGT